ACTTCTAACCAAAGAACAGATTACATTTATTCAAAATAAACTTGAGGTTGGTGGATTGAAATGAACGTTATGGAACCAGAGTATCAGTGGTCACCTGATAAAATGCTTGAGATAGTATTATCAGAACCTGATGATTTCTTGAAGGTAAGAGAAACTCTCACAAGAATTGGAGTAGCATCTAGAAAAGAGAAGAAGTTATATCAATCTTGCCACATACTTCACAAACAGGGTAAGTATTACATCGTACACTTCAAAGAATTATTCGCTCTTGATGGAAAGAGAGCGAACTTGAGTGTGAATGATGTTCAAAGAAGAAATAGAATTATTCAATTATTATGTGATTGGGGTTTAGTAACCACTGTGACAGAGGAACCACTTGACATCGCTCCACTAAATCAAATCAAAGTTATATCATATAAAGAAAAAGGTAATTGGACATTGGAAACAAAGTATAACATCGGCAAAAAGAAGGTTGAAAATTAATTCAAGTAAAAATTTAGAACGACATTATAAACAAGATCATTGGGAGTATAGTTCCCTTACAATAAAAAAGGAAATGGTATTTTCTAGTGTCGCAAAACTAGAAAAAGTTGTGAGTAATCTCAAGAGATTATCGTGGGAAAGATTCAACAATGTAGTGATTCCTAATTATGAGTATTCAATCAATGATCATATTCTAACCGTTGAAATGGATTACATAAGAGGGCATTACCCAAAAAGTATTCATCATTACAATATAATTTACGATGAATTTGTAGAGAGACAATCAAATTATTCTTGCACTGATCTCAACCCTATGAATTTTATTGTAAACAATGATAGGGTGCATCTTATTGATCTTGATTCTTTTGGTTACGTTGATTATGAACAGAGATTGCAAGATTGGGAGACACACTTTGGTATATTTGCACCAATTATAAGACACTATAAAGGGAAGATGCAAATGAAAGTTGACTTGTCATGTAACAACTTAGATTATTTGAAACTAAAGAAATTACTTGAGCACATATTCAATGCAAAGGTGAGTAGAAGTGTGTCACCCTACTTTGCCTGTATAGATGACACAGAATTTTATGATTTAGAAAGTACAATGAAATATTTGAGAGAATTGTATGAAGAAATTTTATCTGCGATTGACCTGACACACATGAAACACGCTCAAAGAAAGAATGTTTTACGAACATTATCATTACGGTAAACCTCATAGTACCATAAGTGTATTTTGATATAATTAGTAGTGTCGCCTACGGGGACATTACAATACGACGCTCAAGGAGGTCACCATGTTTGGAACAGATGGCAGTGTTACACTGTCTGTCGGAGATACTTACGATTATCTTCAGAAAATAAGACGTAACATGATTGGTTTTGACGAATGGCAAACTAAATTCGACACACCAATACAAAATTACCCACCTTATAATACTATAAAGTTATCGAACCATGAGTATAGGGTTGAGGTAGCAGCAGCAGGATTCAAGAAAGAGAATCTAAAAGTCTATACACAAGAAGGACAACTTGTGGTAGAAGGCAAGAAGGATGATGGTGTAGAGCATGAGTACATGCACAGAGGACTAGCACAAAGAGCATTCAATCGTGCATGGTCACTACCAGAAGAACTTGTTGTCAAGGATGTCAGATTCGAGGATGGTCTATTACTTATAGACATTGAAAAGATCATACCTAAAGCACAACAGCGAAAAGATTGGCTCTAAATACATACATGTATTCAAGAGTCTTACGACATATCAAACCTAAAGACCTTAGAGAGTCATTGACTCTTAGGTTCACAGAGATCCTCAATCCAACCTTTTGGATTGGGGATTCTCTCAAGCCTGAGGTGAATGAGGCGTTGATGAATTTTGCAGAAGCATTTGCTGCTTATGTTGACCTAGATGAAAGAGCAATCGTAGATGTTCTTTTACTCGGTGGTAATGCAGGGTATAATTACACACAATACTCTGATCTGGATGTGCACATAGTTGTAGATCCAAAGTATATACCTGATTGTAATCCAGATTTACTTGACCAGTATTATATGGACAAGAAAACTCTATGGGAATTGACCCACAATGTCACAATCTATGGTGTAAAGGCAGAACCATATATTGAGAGACCAAAGGTCACACGTAAGAAGAGTCAGGGTGTGTATAGTCTCATGAAGAAGACATGGATACAAGAACCAGAAAGAATTGAGGGTGAGGTTGAAGAAAAAGAGATAGAGAAAAAAGTAAACAACTTCAAAACTAGAATAGATGCATTTATCAAGAATGAAAATGTAGAAGGATTGAGAGAACTGGTCAAGAAACTAAGAGATAGTAGATCAGTTTCACTGCAGAAATATGGAGAGTATGGTTTCGAGAACATGGTGTTCAAGGAGTTACGAAATCAAGGTTATATTGACAAAGTACGTACAGTTGTGGTAAACTTGAAATCAAAGAGTCTTTCATTATGATAAAAATTATATTATTCAAGAACAACCTAGTTCTCGTCACTAGGTTGGAAGAGGTTGGGTCTGAGATGGGGGAACCTGATTGTAAACTTATAGATCCCTTTGAACTAAAGGGTGAGTTTCTTGAGTCTTGGCCTTCATTTACAACACAACGTGAAATGATGGTGCACTCAGATAGTTTCTTGACCATAATAGAACCAGACAAGACTCAACTAGATAAGTATCAGGCATTGACTGCAACTAATGTCACAGAAAAATCTTAGGATATTATGGTTATACCCTAACCAACATATGAGAGTGACACCACCTGGTGGTGTTGCTATTATAACAGCGTGTTTGAAAAGAGCAGGTTATCATAACATAGAATTATTTGATGCCACATGGTATCCAGTAAAAACAGAACAACATCATCTTCCAGATAGAGATAAAGAGAGAACGAAGAGACAAATGTTCCCTGATTATGAGTGGAAAAGAGATGATGTTCCAAAAGATTTTTTCATGCTCGAAGATACTGATATGTACACAGCATGGAGACAGAAGGTACTGGATTATAAACCAGATGTTATTATATCATCAATTGTAGAGGACACATATTATCTTTGGAAAAGATTTATTGCTCAAGTAAGTGATCAAAAATTCATAAGTGTTGCAGGTGGAGTTTTTGTTACGTATCATCCAAAAGCATTTGAGGGAGAAGTTGATTATATTGTAAGGGGGGAGGGTGATGAGGTCATACCTGAGTTGATGGATCTTATAAGTGAAGGAAAGACAGGACATCATCTTCCAAATGTTCATCCTAATCCAATGAGACCTGCATTGAATGTGAACACGTTACCATCTACAGATCATGATATCTTTGACAAGAGGTCTTTGTATAGACCATTCCAAGGAGAGATAATAAAAATTGCCACTGTTGAAACACAACGTGGATGTCCATTCAAATGTAAATTTTGTAACTCACCATCCAATGCAGGTTTGTATAAAGAAGAAACTGATAGTTTATTTTTTAGGAAGAGAACTGTAGAGCATCAAGAGGAAGAAATAAAACATTTGCTTGACACTATACAGGTAGAATATCTGTGGATAGTTACTGATACGTTTCTTACCATGTCAAAAAAAGAATTTGATAAATGGGCAGAGATGTATTCCAAATACAAATTACCTTTCTTTACTCAGACAAGACCAGAACTTCTGTCACCATATCAAGCAAAGACATTGAAGGAATTGAATTGTATAAAACTGAATATGGGTGTAGAACATGGTGATCCTAAGTTTCGTAGAGATATTATAGGAAGGATATATGACAATCAAAAAGCAATCGATGCATTCAACATAGCATCAGAAGCAGGTCTTTCTACCACCTGCAACTTTATCATAGGATATCCATATGAAACTATGGATAACTGCATGAAATCCGTAGAGTTAGCATCACAATTGAATTCAAGTGACATCAATGCCTTTATATACACACCATATCACGGAACACCTATGAGAGATATGTGTGTGGATGCAGGGTTTATAAAAGATGACTTGATCGTAGAAATGGTCAATGATGATCAAGGTAGTTTTCTTGATATGCCACCACCATACATGAGCAAAGAGGAAATATACTACATGTATAATAATTTTGCTAGACTTTTCCGTGAAAATACTGTACAACGTGATAGAATAGGCGAAGGTAAAATAGGATAACTTAGCATGAGATATTACACCAACGTACAGATGGTCGGCAACGACTTTCTTGTTCGTGGTTATGAAGGTGGTAAAAGTTTTACATCAAGGGAATCTTTTCAACCCACGATGTTTGTTCCTAGTAAGAAAAAAACAAAATATAAAACGTTAGATGGTAAGTATGTGCAGAGCATACAACCTGGCACAGTCAGAGAGACCAGAGAATTTATTAGAAGTCATGAGAATGTAGATAACTTTGAGATATATGGTAATAACAGGTACATATATCAGTATATTTCTGACAGATATCCAGAGAATGAGATAAAATTTGACCTCAAGAAAATGAATCTTGTGACGATTGACATCGAGGTCAAGTCAGAGAGTGGATTCCCTACTGTCGAGAAATGTGATGAAGAGATGTTGCTCATATCTCTACAAGATTACAACACTAAACGTATTCTGACCTTTGGTGTAGGTCCTTATAGGACACAAGACAAGATGGTCAAGTATGTACAGTGTAATGATGAGTATGACATGCTCACACACTTCATAAACTATTGGTCTAAGACACCACCAGAGGTAGTCACAGGGTGGAACTGTCAACTGTATGACATACCATACCTTGCTAAGAGAATTACAAGAGTGTTAGGTGACAAAGCATGTAAGAAACTGTCA